ATTTTTAAGATTAAGCGTGCGCAACGTCTGGGCTTCGTGCAACCCCCAGTTAACTGCTACCTCGCTGACTTCTCCCTCTTTTTGTACTACCTTGCTTTTCTTTATTGTTTCGGTGATGCGGCTTGGAAACTTAGTGCGCACCACCAAAACTTTATTATTTATTACTTGCATTCTTCTTTACTGACCTATCTGAGTTTCTCTTAAAAGAACGATTAGTGCTAGGAGCGACGAGTCTAAGATTACTGCGGGAGTTTGTCCCACCTTTAGAAAGGGGGGTGATATGGTCAATGTCTTTTCCTTTTCGGTCAACACCGTCTTTGTCCATGTGGTATCTCGCACGCTCACGGGCGGCTCTAGCAGGTTTTTCATCGCGTTCCTTTTGTTGGTTCCATTCCTTCTTGTAAGGGCGGGGCTTGTTCACGTATGGCATGATAATCTCCTAAAAGGGTTTCCCAAATTGTGGATTATCTTTGATACCTAAGTCAAGGGACAGCCGCTCGTTCTCGTCTTTAACCCTGTGGTAAGCCTGTCTCAAGTTCTCAATTTCTCTGTGCAACCGCTCGATCTCGGCTTTGTATTCAACTGGTATGGTGTAGAGTTTTGTCCAAGTGCCATCGGCTTCATCTGGGTCTGATGTAAGCGAACCATCTTTCCACATCCACGCCACAGGCTTTTGTTCCGGTTGCGCTAGTGCTTGGCGTAGTGCATTGATTACTCCAACATCTTTTTTCTCTTTGCCAAAAATGTCTTCCAAAGCGTCCAACGCCTGCTCTGCCGCATCTCGTAGATCGCTCATTCTTTCACCTTATAAAACTTCTTGGTTCCGATGCGTACCAAGTCCGCGATACCGTTTTCGACAAACCTGTGCAAAACACGGGCTACTTTGTTATCGCTTACGATCCATGCCTTTGCAATCGTCCTCGCCTGAACGGGGGTTTTGGGGTGAGAAAGTAGATACCTCCACACCTTCTCCTCAAAATCGGTCATCTCAACTGCCACTGTTCTTCTCCTTAACTCTTAAGTTTTAGGCCGTGTTCAGCCAATGCGTTAATAATATTATTGAGGGTTATTTTTCCAAGGTTTGGTATTTTTCTTAAGTCGTAAGTATGTTGATTACACAAGTCACCAATTGTATGTATACCTTCTGCTTCTAAACAATTCATTGCCCTGACATCTAAATTTAAATCTGTAACCGAATAGGAAAATAGTTTGCCCTTGTTGTTTCTTGTGTTTATCATAGCGTCTGCCATCATATACGCAGATCTAGCGCATATAAAATCTGAGTCATTATCAGAATCCCCTACGTAGATTCCATCTACGTATTGACTAGCCAGTATCGTCTGCATAGCCTTCGCCGCAAAGTAATCCCGCAGTGACATACCCGGATTGTCTGCGCTTGGAAATGCTAAGCCACCATCATCAATATCAATAGTAACAATCATAGTCTAGTGCCCCCACCTTTGTTTCTGTTTGCACAAGGCCACACTTGTTTCAGCGCATCGGTAACTAGCAAGTCTGCGGTCTTATGGCGTATGCCGGGATTGGCTTCGATATAACTCTTTGCCACATCCCTGACCTGACCATTGGTTACACCGGCTGGCGGACAACTAAAGACGTGTTGCTGTGCATCGCTCACCCCTGCCACATACCCAAGGGCAAACATCCTTTGAACTACCTCATCGCTATTCATTCTTGATAACAGGTCGTTACCGGTAAGAAACTCAGCGCTCGCAATACATGGTACGAACAGTAGACCCACGATTAGTTTTTTCATATTTTCTCATCCTCATCTAGTTTCTCAAGTTCCGTTTCGTAAGCCCTGGTTAGATCCAATACATTTTCTTTGCGACGCATCCATTCATAGTTGTACCTAAAGTTTCGGCGTTTTATTGGGTCAAATTGAATAATCTTTTTGTTCATGTCAAACATCAACTTTAATAATCTTTCCCGAAACTGCTGAGGATCTATGTCTAAAATGCTCAAATAAGTATCAGAATGCTGGAACAAAAAGTAGATTGCAGAAATTGCCTCATCTGTGGGTATACGCAGTCTCCCCATTTTCCGTGGACGTGATTGAGCATCCTGAACTGCCAGCGCTACAACTGCAGCTAGTAATCTTCGGTTAGCAGTGCCCTGGGCTTTGTAATCTAATTCATATGACATTTATTGTCCTTTATGGAAACACAATCTTTCTTACTTTGGTAAGATTCCTTGCCCACTTAAGAATTAATTCATGTTCTCTTTGGGTTTTAAAAGGCCATGCCAACCTAATCATTTCGTAAGGTACATCATTTAGAGGGGAAGTAACCTCTTCAACTTTAGGGGTTTCAACTTTTGGAGATTTTGTTGAAGTCATGTTTACTCCTTTGTTTTCTGGCGTTTCTTGATTGCTGGCAACCCGACCCGATCAGCACTTCGTTCCTCCATTAACCGGTCAGCAAAGTCATATGCTTTGGAGGCAACAGATTCATTCGGTATGCCACGAATAATCAATCCCATGGCGCACAGACCCGCAAAAACATCCCTCAAGGTTTCTTGTTCCTCTTTCATTTTGACACCAATAATTTAACCTGCTCATGCAAATGTGCCCCAAGATCTCTGCCGTTAACGGCAACCATTTGAGCCTCTTTGCAGTCGTAAATTACTTTTGCGGCATCATCTAAGGCTTTGTTGTACCCAGCCTTATAGACATCGTTATTGTTTACCAAAAGATCAATGGCGTTACGAATCATCTCCGACGCCTTGCGTTCCTTTGCCAGCTGCTTAAGTTTGTTGTGATGATCCTCTGGTATGTACACAGAGTACGGGATTAACTTCTTTTGTTTTTCCATTTTAAAAAATCCTTATTAATTCGATCTAAATGATTTCTTGCCTCTTGGTTGGTTTTCAGTTCCGAACGAGACGCAACTCCTGTGGCGTTTCTTAACCAATCAGTGGCCTCCTTTTCATCAGGAACAAAGATCTGATCATCCTGGTGTAGCCACTCCCAAAAGTCCTTATCTCTACAGAGAAGTCCAGCAAGACGGACAGACTTCTGGCCACCGTGCTCATCCTCTCTTTGCAGGGGTTGCTCGTCACCATTTAATCTAACCATCACGACCTGATATCTTGCCCCAACAAAATCCCTAAGAAGGTCATCAGGGATATCGTCTGGATGGATGCACAGGGTCAGGATGTAACCTTCCTTATTCTGCTTAAGCGCAACCTTTAAAGATTCAAATTGAAGTGTTTTCAAAATGGCACATCCTCATCATCTTGAGGTGGGGGTGGTGGAGCAGACCTTGGCTTCGGAATATATGGCTCTCCAACCGCCAAAGAAACACATTTTTTATTACCTAAATTTAAATGCCACCCAGATACGCTTACTTGAACCAGTCCTTCGGGAGTCGAATACTTCTCCATCAAAAGGTTTAGTAACCCACGCTCTATGTATAAAATGCCCTTAACATCAGGCTGCTTGTCATATTCCTTTTTGCTGTCGTTAGGCCACAGGGTTGCCTTGTTAGGCCAGGGTTTGTTTTCGTAAGCCATCATTGCTCCTTAAACTTGTTTTTAGTTTTGGTGAACTCTTCCATGAGTGACTTGAACCATTCCGGATCACGACTCTTGGCCTCATCAAATAACACTTTGTTGGTTTTAAACACCGCCATGACATCAGCATCTGACTGTGCAAATCCTAGCGCGGTTGTAGCTCCTGCCCATACGGCATCAAACCATGCCGACTCATTGGCGTCAGGCTCTACCGTGACCTTGATGTCCCAACTTTGATTTGTTGTAGGCTTTTCGGAAGAAATGAAATTGCCTCCAGAGGTCTTTGGTTTGGCTACAGGCTTGGGTTCTGCCTTGGCCTCTTGGTTTCCTGTCGTAGCATCCAAAGCATCATGCTCAACAATCTCTAATGCATTAACGTACAGATACCTACGAAGGTAAGAGATTGATGCGCCAAGGTTTTGCACGGGATGGCACCCTTTAAGTTCAGCTGCTGCCATTGGCGCCTTGAATACAATCTGCTCGGCAGGCATCTCAATGTTATGAACAGTTAGCGTAGCGGATTCACTGTCGCAAGAGAACACCGCAGTCAGACCGGTATCACTAAAAATATTCTGAACCGTGGGCAGAAAGTCCTGCAACTCAAAGTATTCGTATCCAGCAAACTTATTTTTGCCTGACTTTTTTAATTCTTTTCCTTGTAACGCCAGCCTAGCAATCTGGAGTTTCTGATATACATTCATTTAGTTACCTCTATTAGTTTGTCTAAATAATGGCTTGCTTTATATAAATCATCTACGCCACCCTTCTCCTTGTATCTTGTGACGTACTTCACAATGCACCCCTCTAGATATCCAAGTTCATTGGCTACGATATAGTCCCAAGGCTGGATATTTTTATTGATGTAATGGCGCCCACCAATCTGTTCCTGATTGGCCAGGGAAGGTATTTCCATCTCTCTAAGCTGGTCTATAGTCATACGATCTCCAAATAAGCATCAGCCAAAGCCTGCGCCTGCTGAAGAATTACCACGGCTGCGTTCTCATAACTATCCCTATTGGCAGTCATGTCCATGTTGCAAGATAGCGCCAACATAAAGTCGTAAATTAATTCACTCCTCGTTTTCATTTTCTCTCCTGATATTCGCGCCACTGCTGGCAACGATGGTTAACTGGGCAGAAACTTTCACACCGAGTGCGACTGCCCGGACGCATCTCGATCTCATAACCATTACCGGCCTTCTCCAAGGCAGCATTGGCTTCTCCTTCAGACCCATGGACAGACTTAGCCCGGACACCGCCGGTCTTCTTGACAGCCCACATGGTTGGTTTTTCCCACATCTCTTCTGGCGTGCATGGCGGGACATCGCTATCAGACTCAATGGCAAACTCCGTCTCGGCATGGGCGTGTACCCGTGCAGATACAAAAGCCTCCCGTTCCTCAAAAGTCCATAGTCGAATTGGGATCTCTTTAATCGGAGCCTCTGGATACCCCTCTTTGATACCCGCATCTCGACGGCTCCAATCACGAATGATGGCTACGATGCCAAGGTCAGATACCGGCTCACCCTTAACCTTTTCCACCAACCACGCATAGATATTGAGTTGTTGCTCCCACTCAATCTTCTCGTTCATAACTGCCCACACCGAGACGGTTTTGTAGTCACGGATCTGTATTCCTAATTCCCCTACAATTTGTAGGTCTATTGCACCAGAGATCTTATAGCCGTCAATCTCTGCATGAAGGCGCTCCTCGACCCTGTGGTTATCGTCCTTGCCATGCTCCAAGACGCTATGGACGGCTGATCCAAAAAGGCTCCAGACCATCTCGGATACATCTTGCTCCAACTCATCCTCAAACTTCTTAGACAGGGCTACGATCTTGGGGCTGTTGATTAACTGGGTAACCGACAGGTTAGCCTTACCTTTAGAGTAAGTAGGACGTTGCAGGACATTAATGAACGTCTGTGGAATATTGAACTTGTTTGTTAGTTTCATTTGATACCTCCTAGCGTTATGAACTATGCGCTTAATTTTTTTAGATGTCAATAGGTCATTCCCATTTTAATACATCTATTGTAAAATTCTAACTTGTAACAGGTGAACAGGTGACCAATGATCCAACTTCTACTTTCTTTTCCCCCAAGCGTGAACCATTACTGGGGTCAGCGTGGCAACCACAGATTCCTTGGAAAGCGGGGTAAAGAGTTCCGTCAGGAGGTGGCAGAAGCCTGCCTAGATGGGGATATAAAGACCATGTACGGGCGCCTAGCCGTCCATGTGGCGCTCTTCCCGCCAGACCGCAGGAAGAGGGATGTAGACAATATCCTTAAGCCATTACTGGACGCCTGTGAACACGCTGGGTGCTTCGTGGACGACAACCAGATAGATGAACTTCACATAATCCGGCAAGAAGTCAAAAAGGGCGGTGCTTGCACCATCCTGATTCTTGAGATCTAGAGCTGCGCCATACTTCGGAGTTCTTTGATATCAATACCGGACAGCATTTCCTGTTCGATATCCTTGAGCTCCTTAATTGCCTCTTGCTTTTCTCTGGCCGTCATATCCGCCGCTAGGGTGATCCTAGATATCTCCCTGCGGATCTTGGAAAGATTTTGAGTAATCTTGTTTGTGGCTTTCTGTAGGCCAATCCGATTGATATTCTTTTCGTCTGCCAAGAACTCTTCAATTTCATGGGGGCTACGAGCCTTGATATCGTTCATGGTATTGACAGCCTCGGAAACCGCATCCCGAAGGACATAGAAATCGTTCTTAAGTCCTGTCTCGTATTCCCTGCGGACAAAGCCACTGGTGCCAGGGATGGCCGCAAATGCCTCCCTCATGGTCATTTCTGGCCGTGGTACGGACGGATCGCTGTGGAGGATGCCATTGGTCAGGAGAAGCGACAGCCCCCCTACAGAACCCAGCATACCCCGAATTAGGTGATCGGCGTCAATCGGGGATATCAGTCCGGTATTGCCCAAGGCCTTAGCAAACTCCGAGGTCGAGTCATTAAACTGTCGTTCGGTCTCCAACCCCTTCTGATAGGTTCCAACCAAAGGACGGCCTTGGAAGAAATTGTAGTTAATGCCGACTTCCACTATTGGCTTGACTGCCTGAGGTACCACGGTCGGGCTGAATAGGGCGTTGCCCAAGGCGGCTTTCATGGAGTCCCTGAACTTGCGGCCATCCGCAGAACCCTGATTCGTGTTGATCATGTACATATGTTCAGTGATGATCTTGGGAATAGAGAAGATGTCAGGCCGGATTGGGATGGACATCTTGACACCCGGAATCATCAAGAGGCGGTCACGGATAACCGACGGGGTGGCTTTATATTCCTCGTCGTCATCCATCATCATTGAGTAGACCAATGCCAAAGCGGTCATAGCTGCGGTCGTATAGGCCAGAGTCTTTAAGGCTTCCTTACGGTCACCCGGAGAGATCCCTACCCCAGAGATAGTCTTGATGGCTACGTGCTGAGCTGCAAGGTAGGCGTTAAAGAACGGGATAACCTGGCCAGCCAAGGAAAGAAACTTACTGCTTCCACGGTTTCGGAAGTTAATTAGTTGGAATGCTTTTTCGTAGGCCTGTGCTTGATCAAGGGCGGTAACTGGTTTGGTCTTATCAGAACTAGCCCTAGCCGCAGCTTGAGCCATTGTTGCCTCATAGACAGCCTGACGGACGGCGTTATCTGAGGCCATGGAAACGTGCTCCAACAGCTCTTTAACTTTGTTCCAAACCCCCGGCTGTGACTTCAATCCGGCGGCTACCTCGGCATCCTCTCGGGCAATTGATGAGGTGAAGTCACGGATACCTACTATTCCAATCCGCTCCAATTCTTTGTTGGTCTTGCTTGTCTTGGCAAGGGTAAGAACAAACTCTTTGACCGCTCTTGCCGGAATGCTTAAGGCAAATCGTGGCTTTAAGCCCGATGTATAGATGGCGGCAAAGGCGTCCTGTGGAACCTGAGATAAAGAGAACAACGGGTTTAAAACCACGGACTTACGTAAGAAGTTAGAGAACTTAGCTGCAATCTTCCATGTCGGCATAGAGACAGATTCCAATCCGGCAAACGCTTCCATGAACATTGGGTCGTCAAGTTCATAAAACTCCGCTACCCCATCCCTCCAAACACGGACGGAGTTCTTGCCCTTGTAAGCCTCTTTGACCTTGGTGGCTAGTCCTGCCTCTAGTGCGGCGTCGATCTTGGCTACAGCCAGACGGTTCATTACCGACCGCTTGATGGCGTACTGAGTCCAGCGAGCCATGTTGTCGAAGATGTCATTAACCGCAAGTTCAGAACCCTTGAGTTTCTTTTCCTTGGCCTGAACCTGAAGGTTGCGGAGAAACTCTTTAGGACCCTTACCCTGCTCTAACTGATCTTCACGATAGAACGGCACATAGTCCATATTTGAGAGTAGGATCTCTGCCTCTTCTAGAGACCACAAACCATTATCAACTAACTCAACGGCAGCGTTTAAGCGTATGCCATTCCAAATATCAACAACGGAATTTAATTCTGGAAGAGTGTTAAATAGGTTTAGGCCTTTTTGAATTTGTTCGTCAGCCGTGCCTGCACCTTTTTTCATTTCATGAATAAATTTGAAATCTTTAAATTTACGGCGCAGCTCACCTTCCAATACCCTCTTCAGGGACAGGTCACCTTCTGATCTGGCTTGAGCAATACGGAAACGAAGTTCTTCAATTTGAGTATTTAATGCTTCATTAAATTCTTGAAGGGAGCGTAGACGCTTGGCTTCAAATGCCGTGTGAGCAACCCGCTCGGCCTGCTCCTTGGTCATCTTGTACTTCTTGGCTAATTCATCAACAGCCTTGACCAAAGATATAAGGTTGTCCTTCTTGTCTACGGCCTCGTACTTATAGGTCTCTGGGTTGTATTTAATAGCCCCATAGCGCATGAAGAGACTAGCAATAGCATCAGCGTGTACGGCTTGACTAGAACTAATTGAAAGAAGGACTCCAATTTTTTCTTCATTGGTCTTGGTAGTATCCTTAATCGTTCTACGAATAGAGTTATTAAAAGCGGCATCGCTACTAAATGCCCAAGTCTCTGCTTGATCAAGCCATTGAGTCGTCGTTTTTTTGGCGTTCTCGGGCGTAAGTTTGACATTGCCCTTGTCATCAACAAATATTTCTTTAATCTTTTCAGTTCTTGTCTTTTCAGGTTGTACGCCACGACCAAGGGTGTCAATTAAATCCAATGCCATCTTTCCTGCGTCTTCTGGGGATAGCATCTGACTAAACAAGAACTCTTCTTTGGGAGCGTAAACAACATTCTTGGCAAAGACTTGATCCCCAATCTGGATAATCTCATCGGCTGAGGCTACAGGGTCGGTGTTTTTCTTGTCGTAGAAATAGGCATGACGTTCTGGGTCTACCCCTACCTGAGTCCATGACGGATCATTCAAGGAGGCTTTAGCAATGGCCACCGCCTGCTCAGGAGAGATCTTGCTATATGTACCCTCCATCGTCTGAAGGGGTTCTTTGAATGCGCCAGCGGCAATCTTGAGTGCCCGTGTCTGATTACCCACGGCAAACTTTACGTTAGTCAATCTAGCCACGCTGTCATACCCAATGATGGGTTGCTTGGCAGAACCGATGTTTGGCTTGGGCTGATGGATTGCTACGACCGGAACTCCCTTGCGGGTAGCGTCAATATCAAGCCGTGTACCTACCCTAGTCCCTTCTGGGATATTTGGGAAAGCCATGGGTTTTTGATTTGACTTCAGAACTGTAACGACTTCCTCACGGCCATTCGGGGAACGAACTCCCTGAGGTACACGGATAGGCTTGTACTGGTTTACAAGACTGTCAAACTCTTGCGCGGTGATCAAGCCTTCCTGTAACTGATTGGCGGCATCCTTAAGGTAGTCGCTTCTTTCGGTCATTGGCTTGCCCTCGGAGAAGAGAAACTCCTCCTTAGCGGCGTACTCAACATTTTTGGCAAATACTGCCCCGCCAATTTGAATTACTTCGTCGGCTTTCGTTACTGGCTGGGTACTACGCTTGTCATAAAAGTACGAATGACGAGTAGGGTCAACGCCAATCTCTGTCCATTCGGAAGAAGTAAATGCAGCTACAGCCTCAGAGTAGGCGTTATCGGGAGAGATATTGACCCACCGCCCCTCCATGGTTTGAAGGGGTTCTTTCTTCCTGCCCATGGCAATCTCAAGGGCTTCGCTAGAAGCGCCAGGGGAGAACACTACATCCCGCAGTTTGGCAATACTCTTAAATCCAATGACCTTGCCAACCGATTTAGAATCCGCTCCGCCAGGACGCTTGGTGTGTACGGTAACAACCGGCACACCTTTCTTGGTTGCCTCGATGTCAAGCCGTGTACCAACAGGGGTGTTCTCTGCAATCTGTGGGTTGACCTTTTCCCGCTGGGTGACATTTAAAGCACCCTTCATCTCTGCTTCGGTATTGGGTTTAGGCACAGCCTCACGAGCCACAATGGGACGTAACTTATTAACCATCTCATCAAACTCTTTGGCCGTGATCTTGCCGTCCGCAAAGTCAATTGCCGCCTGACGCAACTCTTCTGATCGACCAGGAGGTAACTTCTTGAGCATCTCAGAAAACTCAATCTCTGGCTCTAACATATTTAGCGAGTCAGTTTCTATACTTGATGCTTCTAGTTGCGTCGCTGGAAGAATTTGTGAGCGAGACTTAACCTTGTCCAAGTATTGAACAAATGTCTCATCTGGTAGGTAGCCTTGACCCTTGAGAGTCTTATAAAACTTTCTAAGTGCCTGCCCTAAACGAGCGAAGAACTGTTCAACAATTCCGACCGGTTTGTCATTAGAGACTGCCCATCTAGAAACTTGATCGGCATACCATTCACTAAATGATCTCCAATACGGATTAAGTACCGAAGACGATTTTGCTAAACCTGATTCTGAAACCTTTGCGGTTGCAACTTGCGCCCCTGTTTTGGCACGCAAAGAATGCAGGAAGTCTTTGACATTCTTGGGTTTATTCTTAACTAACCACCGGTTATACGCAGCCATTACCTCACGCTTGAGCGCAGGATCAGCGCCTTCAAACATATCCCGCTGATGAATGTGGCCTAACTCATGGGCAATTGTCTCTAGCATCCGTGTGAGACTAGTAGATTTGGTAAAGACAATGTAGTAATTGCCGTCGTCCCACTTCTGCATATACCCCTGGGCATCAGTATTTAACGCCCCGCCAATAATGCTTCGGTGTGGACCAGTGTACTTATTACGGTTTCTCTTGACAGCATCAAGAGTGGTAATGTGGATCTTGGCGCCCATGCCAAGCTCTTTTCTCCACGCTTTGAGTACGCCTTCAATCCTTTGATCTATATCATCAGATACAGAAATCCCTTGGCTAAACTTTACATAGGGATTGGCGTTGTGTTTGGTTCGTGCATCAGACTCAAATTGATCTGCCAAACTCCTAAGTTCGGTAAGGAGATTAAAGTCAACTATTTTTCCAATATATTCACGGACATCGGTCGCTGTTCTCTTTCGGCCAACTGCCACGATGTACCGCATCTTCCCGTACTTGGGGTCGGCAACACGCAGCATGGCAGTCTTGCCGTTTTGCCATACCACCTCGCCAAGCATTTCCTCTGCTAGTGTGTTAGCAACAGCACGCTCCTGAGGGTTGGCTTGAATACGGCCAGCCAATTCTGCTTCGCTTGGTTCTGTAGGAGTTACGGTTGGGGCAGGAGTTACTTTGGGAGCCTTGGGAGCCTTGGGCGCAACAGGGGCAGCAGTCCTTGTTCCAACCTTTTCTTCGTAGGCACGGCGTCTGCGATCAAAGACCATCTTGAACTGAGCCTCATTGAACTTCTCTTGAGGTGCCAATTCCTTGGCAAATTTTTGATACTTCCTCCAAGCGTTCTTGGTTTCCTGAATACGACGAGCAATAGACTGCTTAGGATCTTCACCGGCAGGAGGTGGACCTAGAGCCTCGACTTCGGCATCAATGAAGTCAGATGTCTTCTTAGCGGCAGATGATGGGGCGGCCGCAACTTCCTTGGATGGTTTGGCTGGGGCATAAGAGATAACCTGTGGGTGACCAAAGACGTTGTACAGGGTCTTGGCCATGTCCCCTCGTGGATCCATGTCAATGACTAACCCGTCATATCCTTGACCCTTAACCAAAGTAGAAAGCGATTCTGTCATCCTTTTAACAACAGGCTCCTCAAGGCCAAACGGATTAGGAAACCGCCAACCTGCCTGACGAGTCAGTGTCCTCCACTCATCATCATTACGAATAACTAGCGGGTTGTTTAAGGTTACTGTTTCACGAGCTACTTGATCCCCGTAGTTTTTAGCGCTTTCCTCTGTATCAGCAATGTATCTTCCTTCGCCGCCAACCGCGATACGAGCGCCTGTATAAACCTCTTCCTTGGGCTTTCCTTCTCCACGGAATCCTTCAAAAGTAAACGGTTGGCCAGTCTGTATTTCATTCAGATTTGTAACTGGAGCGGCAGGTTTTTCAACCGGCGGCAATTCAATACGAGGCTCTTCAGTGGCTGGCTCGGCCTCGATGACTGCCTCAGGAATAGAAGTTGGCTGAGGGGTAGGCTGAGGAATGGGTTGAGGGGCGGGTTGAGGAATAGGCTCCCTAGATACGGGAGGCGTAAATGGTTCTGTTTCTAACTCTTGTTCAGAAGTTAGTTCGGCCTCAGGGATACTCTCAACAGGAGGTTCTGTAGACAAGACCGGATCAGGAGCGTCGTCAGGAGAGAACGTCTTTTTGACGGCATCCTGAATTGATACACCGCTACTTATCACATTTGTTAAGTCTACTTCTTCCCCGTTTACATCCTTAGCAACAATATTTCCTAAATCATCCTCAGTGACCGCAACCTTGGTCTGATTGCCATCGAAGTCAACAACATCATAAATATTTGTAGATACAGTTTTAGGCTCTTCAACAGGCGGGGTAGGAGTAACTGTAGGTGCAGCCTGGGCACCACTAGGTAGGGCTCCCAATCCAGCACCAAGTGCGCCACCAGCCAAACCTTCTAAGGTCGCAGCACCGGCAACGCCACGTAACGTTGATACATCAAACCCTTCTCTCTGAAGAGCGATGTTTTGTGCTAACTGTTCTTGACCGGCCTGAGCCATCTCAGGAATCGCTTCGGTTACGGCACCTTCAGCAGCCCGTCTACCTACACCCTTGGCCGCTTGTTCGGCAACCTCCCCCTTACCAAATCTATTTAAGAGAAGTTTCTCAACACCGGTACGCCCTGCTAGTCCACCAAGGGCTGTGCCTATCAATATCTGACCCCAGTTCTCTCCGCCATAAGACTGCGCTGCCTGCGCTCTAGCCTCTGCTACCTCAGGGGATTCTCCTGCTTCAGTCAGGGCGCCCTTGACGGCATCATAGACAGATCCCTTGACGATACCTGCGCCTGTTGCTCCACCAATTCCAGTGGTAACTGCCCCAACTCCAGCGGCACCAAGTTTTAAAAGTTTGGCATATAGACCGCCTGCCACAGCAGGTGCGGCACTACCCAAAGCCTGTGCTAGAAAGTCCACCGGGGCCGAAGCAAAAGCCTTAGCGGCAGCAGTAACCTCAGCAGCAATACCCTTGTCCTCGGCCTCTTTCATGATCCGAGCAATTTCTTGCTGATCGTTTCTGGCCTCAGCCGATAGGAGGGAGTCTAAGTAATCCTCAGCGCCCCTGATCCCACGAGATACAGGATTGTTTGCGCCAAATATATCCGCAATCGCACGAACACCAGAGGCTGCGCCCTTGGCAACAGTTACAGGTATATCTACTGCCTGACGCAGGAACCCAGACTCTTCTGGCTTTGGAGGAGCCGGAGGGGCAACAAGCCTGCGTAACTCTGGGGCAACCGCCTGCTCAATCTCTTCCTGAGACATACCCTCAGGAACTTCAAAGTCAGCAATCTTCCCGTCAGGTAACTGAAACGATGCGATAGGCATAAGCGCCCTATCTTACGCCAATAAATTTTACGCCAGGAACTCCTGCGGAGCCGCTTTGAGATGCAACCAACTCTTTTGCCTGCTGCATTAACTGTTCTGGTGTAGCGTTAAGATTTTTAGTACGATCTTTAACAATCTTTAATGCGTCTTCAATTGTCAGCTCACCGGTCTTGTTTACACCAAGAATAGTACGTGTTGCCTCTCTAATAACTTTTGGATCTTTGCTTCCTCCGGTTAAAGCATTTAATTTTTCCTGGAAGTCGCTGGCCTTAAGCGAAGACTGACGGGTGTACTTAAGTTTATCCTTCTCAATATCCAACAGTTCAGCCTGATACTCAAGGGTAAGAGCCTTGTCAACATCACTACGCTTGAGAGCATTAGCCTCTTTACGCAGATCCCGTGCAAGTTTCCCGTACTCTTTCTCTTCAGCCTTGATCTGTTTGATGGACTGCTCGTAGGTATCAAACCCTTCGATGCCGCCCTTGGCTATGTTAGTAAGAGCATAAGGCGATGTGCCAGCGGCCATGCCAAGACCAGCCCGGATCAGCGACATTCTCAGGGCGTCAAACTTATCATCGGCAAGTTTGCCCTTGTTTCTTTCCAGTTCAGCAAGTTCTGCTTCGGTCGTGTCTGTTACACCCATCTGCTCAAGCATACGTCTACGCCGATCAAGCATACTTTCTTTGGCCGGAATTGCTGCTATGCCGGGTTCGGGTTTGGCAACGGGACGTGGCGCAGCGGGTCGGGGTGCAGCAGGAGCGGCAACCTGTGGCAGGCTAACTCCCGTATCTGTATCTTTGAAATCACGGCTTAAGTCACGGTCAACTGGGACATACTGGGTTTCAGGCATGAACATATCAAAAGTTCCAGCCAGTCCACCCTCATCAAACGCCACGATTCCACCTCCTGCATAGCCCTCATCACTGTACATTTCTTCAGGTACTGGCAATGAGGCCACTCCTGCATCTGTAGGAGGCTCCATCATCTGGGGTTGCATCTGAGGCGCTTCTGCTTGGGCATTGATAGCCATAGCCTGTTCTATCACTGAGGGCTGCATGGGCTGTTGCATAGCCTGCATATTGGCAGCGGCCTGAGCCATCTGGGCTTTCTC